AATATTCCGTTAATACAAAGGAACCATCTAACCATTCAACCAAAAATAAATCGCCGTATGAGTCTCTAACAATGTCTTTTTCATATATTTCTGTTTGATACAAATCTTTTAAACCTGTTGACATCATCACGATTCTATTAATAGTGCCATCTTTTTCAACTAAATCTAAATCTTCCATATGATCAAACCAAATAGTGAATCCCATATCAAAGTCTTTTCGTTCGCCATAACTCATGCCTTGTTGATAATCAGTTTGTTTTCTCTCTTTATCCCATTCTCTGAATTTAGGTATCATTCCACCATTCCCCCATTCCGCCATATCAGCGTCATTGTCATATCTTCGTTTAGAATGTAGAAGGCTTTAGGTACGTACAATAGGTCACTTTGAGAATCATTCAGCAATTCTTTTATGGTTATATTTTTATTTAAATGTGTATTTGGATTTCCATCGTATTCATACATTTCTATTAATCTAGGTATTTTCGTATCTTCTGTGATTTCTTCTTCAACTTCAACAGTGTAAGTGTTCTTGTAAGGGTTGTAGCTTACGTATTCATTTACAGTTACTTCAGGACCAAATAAATAATTTGACCCATCAAATGCGTAACCGTCTAATTCTACTTCTGTTTCTTCCTTTTCCAATAAATGCTTTAAAAATGCTTTAGGTTTTAGCTCTACTTTTTGTTTAATCTTTACCATTTTTTAATCCCCCTACATATCGAATATACTAATTTGACTGCCTAACTCCTCCGCGTACATCAGATTGTGTATTGCTTTGTATTCGTTAAATTCTGCATATGTGAAAAAATCATCTATATGACTAAAGTGTGATTGCGGAAAACCTCGCATGTCGTAACCTCCATCGGTTTCCCGTACGATTAATACTTTTTCTTCCGATGCATTGTATAAGTGGAATGTGTTCATCACACCAACCCCAATTCTTTTTGTAATTCAGCAATGCTCACTTTTACAGCTACCATTCGCTTACTGTAGCCATTCCTTTCGTAAGCGTCAGCTTCGCGTCTTTTGGTTCTATTATTAGCAATGGAATCAAGGTTATTTTTGTTTATGCCTAACTTCTTCATAACTTCATCTTTAGTGCCAGCGCAAATCACTTCGTCGCCTTTGTAAACCACATATTCATACATTGGTACGCCCATTACTTAACCTCCCAACAATCGATAGCAAATTCAACGCTTTGCTTAGCTTTTTTCAAATCTTCTAAACCATTCTTCCTAGGCGCTCTCATTAAGTATTTCAATGCATTCCCTACGTGGTAGAAAACTGAAGCTGATTTATACGTCTTGCCAACTAATTCAATAATCACATTTGCACTAATTTTACCGAATTGATAATGTGGTGGTTGGTTAACCATATCGTTATTAGTCATAAATAACCTCCCAATCGTCATCATCTTTAATGTTGTAATACCATGCATTGTCCAGCTCTACCTGTGCCATTTCTTTGCCTTTGAAGTTATATATTAATTCTGTAACAACACCTTCATATCGTTGTTCATCCACATAAAACGAAACTTTATCGTCAATGTTTAAATCACGAATTTTTAGTTTCATTTAGATCAACCCACTAACTTTTAAAATTTTCTCTATTGACCAACCTCTGTTTAATCTCTTGCGAATAGTGGTTTTACTAGTCTTTGTTAATGCTGCAAGTTGAAGTGTTGTTATTTTTTGCCCTTTATATTCATGTACTGCCGAACGGTCATTAGGTATTTCAGGTAGTTTAAGTAGAGGTTCTTGTTTGATTTTATGAATCTTTTTCGGCATCTCTCTAGGCACACCTACAAAGTCGCACAAATCATAGTACGCCCTGCTAGGCTTAACCGATTGTGGTACTGTAGTTAACCATGGTTTCTCTTTTCTTTTCGTTTTATATCTTTGATAGGCTTGCTCCATTTTCGATTTCTCAAATTCATCATGAGACGTTATTGTCGGTTTCTCTCCGTTACGATGTAATGCTAATGTATGCATATTAATCCCCCTCTATGATTTTTAGTGCGTCTTCTACTGAATATGCGACGCCATATACAATTTTGTGTTTCATGGCCCACTCTTGAAATTCAATTTGTTCACTTGATAATTTGCCAGTAGGCTTTTTAATCTCAATCGCTATAAACTTACCGTCTTTCAGCCTTACTCCGAATATGTCAGGAAAGCCTTTCGGTAAGAGTTTCAACGTCCTCTTACCTACGCGTACCATTCCAGCGTTAGCTCTCCATACCTGACATTCAGAATTATTTAAAGATTCAATTATTTGCTTCTGGATTTCAGCTTCTGTCATGTCTGCTCCTTTGCGTAAAATTAATTTCATCAAAAACGATGTGACTTACTTTGTCGTAGTCGTCAAACAGCGTAATTTGCCCTCTATCAAGCAATCTTTCTATTGCCCAACCCATTTGTACCAAATTGATTTGAATGAGCGTATCGCCTTTATATGTGTCTCTGTAGAGGTCTCCTAAAAAGTCTTGCATCTCTCCAATTGTCATCAGTAAAACCTCTGACTCTTTTTGTAGAATTCCATTTGAATCACACCTGTTTCGCCATCTTTATTTTTTACAACGTTCACTTCTATGTCTGATTTTCCAGTCTCGTTATCTACAAGATCTTTATCGTAATAATCATCTCGATAAAGCATAAAGATGAAGTGTGCATCTTGCTCAATTCCGCCAGTTTCTCTTAAATCGCTCATCATTGGACGTTTATCTTGTCGAGATTCAACCCCACGGCTTAGTTGAGCAAGTGCAATAATGACGCACCCTGTTTCTTTAGCGATTATTTTTAGATCACGGCTAATCTTTTCAACTTCTAACCGTCTTTCTTTCATCGGGACATCAGATTTCATAAGTGTTAAGTAGTCAATGAATATAACGTGTGGTTTATCACTCTCTTGCATTGCCTGCTCACGAATATCCCTCGGCGTGATGACTGCACCGTCATGAATAGATAAGTGGGATAGTTGTTTAATTTGATTAATAGCGTCCATGATTTGATTTGTTTCATCTAAAGACAATCCTTCCGATTGCTTAATTTTAGTTAATGGAATATTTGTGATCATCGATATTAAGCGTTCTCCTATGTTCGTCCCTCCAGTTTCTAAACTGAAGAAAGAAGTCGGATAACCTTGTTGTGCGATACGCCACATGATATTTAAAGCGAATGCCGTTTTACCAGTTGAAGGTCTACCCGCTAATATATTGAGTTGTGACTTCTCAAACCCTAGTATTTTGTTGTCAATACTGTTGTACTTCGTCTTGATAAACTCTCTAGGTTTATCACTCAACACATTCGTCATAATTTCTTCTAAAAACGTATCGGTAGGATTAGCTTTTTCAATACTCAATTCTTGCAATGCATTTATCTCGTCTGTTAACACTTTTAGGTTTTGTTCATCTGGTTGTTGTAAGTACTCATTCACTTTGTTAACAGATTCATTTACTACGTACTCATTTAATAAATTGAGTTGATCATTCATGAAGTAAGACACTTCAGCAATGTCAAAGTTGTATATTTCAGACAACACTTTAGTAGGTATGAAGTCTTTATCATTACGACACTTGTAATAAATTTCGTTGACGTCAACCTTACCAACATCTAGTACATACTCAATAAACTTTCGTGTGTGCTCATTCTCAAACATTTCAGGCGTCAACTTCAGTTTGCTTATCAGTTGAGGGTCTCGCATTAGGTTAGATACTAGGCTTTTCTCTGTTTCAAGTCTGTCAATTCGTGTCAAAACCTAACTCCTCCCTCATGCGTCGCCAACGTTCCCTCGCTTCTTCTAAACCTTTTTGATATTCAGGATCGTTTTTTAAAAGGTATTCCTTTGTTTCTTCTTCGGGTATTTTCGTATAATTAAATACTTTAGGTTTATATGCAATCAGATCAGCAACTGTAGGTTTATATTTGTTGTTTTGGATGTAAGATTTTGTTTTTCTTAATGTCGGTTCGTAATCCCCTTTATCTATCAACATATTTATCCAAGTTACAGCTTTCGCTTTGTTATTGCTGAATCCCATTATATATACATCATCAATCATCTTTAGGATGGTAACCGCCTCTTGTTTGGTCATCGGCATTTTTATACCTCCCTTAAAAGCTCATCAAGGACATTGCCTCCACTACTTTTATTAGTGTGTTTTATTTCATCTTCATAGTTATTTAGGAAACTTTCTTGCCCCAAAAATGTTTTAGGGTACTTTTGATATTGTTTGTCTGTAATTGTTTTTAAATATTCACGTGTACCATTCATTACAGTTTCAAAGTCATATTTTTTCAGTGTGGATTTAAACAAGCTGTAGGCTTTTTTCTTATCTATCTTTTTATTGTATAAGTTCCACCATTCATCAAATCTCTCTTGCGTAACGTCAGTTGCGCTATTATTGTTAGTCTCTGAAGAAGTCTCTGTGTAGTCTATGGTATTGGTCGGGTCATTTTGACCTATTCCATCGTGCCAATTTGACCTCATCGTCGGGTCATTTTGACCTGATGGTCGGGTCATCAATTTATTAAGCGTTGTATAATTTATTGAATACCATTTAGTTCTGTCAAACCCCGCCTTATTGTAATTTCCTACATGTACTAAATTTTGTTTTTCTAAACTTGTGATAGTTCGTTTGATTGTACTTTCGCTCCAAAACGGAAATTGTTCTATCCATTTAGGGTAAGAATTGTATATCCACTTCTTACCATCGTAATTATGCTTACTGCTATTCAACCAATAATGGATTTGTTGTAAGATTATCGCTTCATTTAGCCCTATTTCTTCAGCTAATTTAGGTAACACTTGTATCGGATAATCATCGATTAGTAGTTTACTCACGGCTTTTCTCCTTTCAACATTTTATTAAGTCGCTCATCCACATCGACCCAGCTGTCGTGTAGGTGATATTTATCGTTAAAACTATCCATTCCTATTTGATGTTGCTCTGTGTGATGCTCACGACATAACGCTAATACTTGATTGCCGTAATGATTTATCTTAGTTCTGTCACGCCCACGTCCTACTGCATATCTATGTGCTAAATCTGAATGAGGTTTACCGCATATAACGCAATTACGATTAACTGTTGACCAGTAGAGGAATGACTTATCCTGCTTTAGTAAATCACTTGTTTTGTAATTAAGTGGTATGTCGTTGTGAAACACCCAATCCAATATCACTTCGATTACTTGATTTGCTTGTGTACGCGTGCAATTTGAGAGGGATAAACTGTCGTACCCCTCAACAAACGCCACGTAATCCATAAACATTGAGCGCATGTATTCACGCGGTTGCCCCGTATGTTGCTCTATGTCGTTGCACAAGGCAAATATCTTTCGTCGTTGTTTGCCAGTGATAGAATTTGGATCTATCACTGTACAATCAACATCAATAGGTTGGTTTAAATCTAATAGTTCGATAGCTTGTTCAGGTATCTCTACATCAGTAACAACCACTGTATAAGTGCCTTTATGATTCTTTTGATACTTAACGATTTGTGACATTTAATCACAACCTAGAAGGGCAAATCTTCGTCAGAAATATCAATTGGTCCGTTTGCATTTGCGAATGGATTATCACTTGTTACTGCACCGTTGGATACATTACCTGTTTGTGCTTGACCCTTATTATCTGAATCGTTTTTTTCGTTTTCTTTAATACCAATTTTTTCGTATACTGGCGTTCCTTCAAACTTCCAAAATCTTTTTAATACTGTATTCCATTTATCTGTATATTCGTTGTACTTTCGTTCTAATTCAATATTGATAGGTTTTCCGATAATATCTTTGTCAGTGAAGCTGAATTGACCATTATTATCTTGAATGCCAACTCCTTTTAAAAATGTATACAACCAGTTTTTAGCAAAATCATTTGAAGTATCACCGTTTGCATAATGAGTGAATTCTCCTTCTTCTTTATGCGTAAAGGTAATTGCAATTTGTGGGTGTCCATTTTTGCTTTCTTTGTTCTCGAAACCTTTAACTTTCACACTGTATGATCCTGGTTGAATGTAATTACCTAACTCTTGAGCGCCTTGTAAATTTAAATTGAATTTCATAATTAATTACCGTCCTTTTAATTTTTATTAATTTCCGTTTCTAATTGCTTGCACTACATCGTTAATGCTTGGGTTAACAAACTTTTTGTCATTGATTGTCACTGAAGGTGCGTGTCTAATTTTTGTTTCAAATGTTTCAGATGGTTCTGCATTTAATACATATCTGTATTTCTTTTCTCCGCCTTCATCAAAATTTTCTATGACCATACGTGCTAATACATCACTTTGAGATAAAACCGCTTTACGTATCTGATCTTGAGCTTCTAATGTGACTATAGGATTTATAATTGCTCCATCTTCGTTTTTTTCTTTATTAATACCTTCATGGCCTGATACTGCAAAATGAAATTTATATTCTTCTTGAAATTTAGCAACTAAACGATACATGCTAACTATTCGGTTAGCAGCTTCTCCCCAGTCATTAAAAGTAGGCTTCTTAGTAGAGCCTTTCATTACATCTTCCATAGTCATATCCCTAAGTTTCTGCAATGTTTCAATGACAACAATATCAATTTGTTTACCTTTATCTCTTAACGCTTTTATAACTTGAGGTAATGCTTTGATCACATAAATAAAATGTTGATAGTTTTTTATTTCAACAACAGCACCATCTTCAGTTACTGTCGTTCCGTCTTCATTTATATCTAAAACAAGTGCGTTATTATCTTTAGTTAAAAACGTTGTTTTACCTGTTCCAAACTTTCCATATATTGCAAACTTATAATATTTATCTTCATTTCTTTCGCTAATATCTTTAATTCTTAGCTTCCCTAAAATATCTTGTTGTTCATCCATCTATAATTCCACCCTCTCAATTTCATCTGTTTCAGTGTGAGTGTGCTTGTAAACATCATGCGTCGTTGTATCGATTAGCACATTTTCCATTCCATCGAATTTACGTGCATCACGTTTATCTGTTGAGTACTTGATGTTAGGGTTAGCGTCTGTTGGACGGTTCGTTACATAAATGTCTAAAACTTTATGTTTATAGAAGTAAGTGATTACTTTATTCATCGAAACCCTCCCAACAGTCTACTCATTATGCGGTCATAGTTATCAATATTTTCAGTAATCCATACACGTGTTTCATACATTAAAATATCAATGGCACTTTCCATACCAGATACGTCATAGATTGTGATTTCACTTACCGTATTATCGTCACGATCTTGAATCGTTACGTCGACGCCAAACTTAGTTTTAGCTACGTACATATAAAATTTGAATCCATCTATCGTGATTGTTTTAGAAAATTCTTGTCCAATTTCGTAATACATTTGCGTTTTCCTCCATTTTTGGTAGAATGGAATCGGAATATGTTGTAAAAACTCCGACTCCAGACTGTTTGCTAGCTGCTACTAGCATTCAGTCTTTTTTTCGTTTTCTTGGAATAACATGTAAGCAGCTAAACCTAATAAAATTCCAAAGAATGCTGTGTAGATAATATTTTCAGTTATCAAGTGGATAAAAAATCCGCTTGTTATCACCGTTAATGTCAACATTAAATGCTTCATTTTTTACTCCTTTCAAATCTGACATGTTCGTGAATTTGAGTATTGTAATCTTTTAGAAACTTCATCATTTCTCGACGATCAAACTTATAATGCCCCTTACCATCCTCATTTGGAAAAGTTGAAAATTTTGCTATCTTACGACGGAAATAGTCGTTTGCTAACACGTTTTCTGTAAACCATTGCTTGCTGCAAGGGAACGTATCCGCCACTTCTTGCAATGTCATATTGACGGGTCTACTATCTACAAGTTCCTTATATTCAGCTTTAGAAATGATAATGTGGTCTTCAGGAATCGGTACGGTTACTTGTATCGTTTGAACCATAAAGGTCACCTCCAATTAATATTTGTTGTGCTATACTTTTCTTATCTCCTTATGAAAGGAGGTGAGAAGTATGGCTAAAGATCATGTCACTATCGAGACATCTTGCCCCAATTGTGGTAAACGGATGAAAATTACCACTAAGAAAAAACACAATAGATGCTCAAGATGCAAACTCGACATCGTCAGAAAGTAGTTTCAAACGAGATACCATCATCAATCAATTCGTCAATAGTTTTTCGAGATTTTTCGAGTTCACGAATAGCTTTATTAATCTTTAACTTTTTGATTTCTAAATCCTTACTGTTGATATTTAATTGATGTACAACTTCCGGTCTACTTTTATCTAGCACCTTTTTAGTGACTATTGCAGTAGTTACTATTAAGAGTGCTTTTTTGATTGGTTGTAAATCTTGCATTTTTGAATGCTCCTTTCGTGTATAATGTTGTTATCAACCTATGGAGGTGATAAGTATGTCTGATAAAATTGATATCACTATCAAATATGATGAACTTTGCCAAAAAGCTACTACGTTATCCATTGATGAAATAAAAGATGATTTCAATAACGTAGAACCCATATTTGATAACGATGGTTACGAATATGCTCGTAAAAACACTGATTTATATTTAGATCATTACATTTCGGTTTTGCGTAAAAACCTACACTCTTTAGTTCAGAAAGATGTTGAACGTCAAATTAACGAGCAATCGTAAATTCTAAGTGGTCTTTATTCCATTGACCATCAACTACCTCATTCTGCTCACTGCCATGAGTAGTTTGAGGTTTTTTGTTTTCCTCTTGCATTGTTTGTCCTCCTTAATTTGATTGTTCGATTGTGGGTAGGATGAGCAAATTGGCTTTTCAGTATCTTTCTCAAAAATTCAATCTATCTTAAACTCGGTACCATCAACTAAAGCGTAAAAGTTACTTTTTAAATATGGATGGTTTTTTAAGGTGTTATCGATGAATATTTCTTGAGTCATTAAGTCATAACCTTCATTTACTTGTAGGTCTAACGGTCGTCTATTACCTGCTTCATCATAGTAGTAATAGATGACTTTTTTGTTTTCATCTTGCATTGTTTGTCCTCCTTTATGTTGGTTGTTCAATTGTGGGTTATTCTTCTTCATCTAAATCAAAGTGTTGTTCGATTTGGTCAATAGCCCACTCAATCATTGACTCAAGGTGTTGCTCTCTGTCGACTTCGTAAGTGTGTTCAATTTCTCCTGCATACGTCACGGCAAGAGTATCTTTGTGTGTATATGTTTGACTTTTGTTTTCTTTAACTGCATGAAGTGTTAATACAATATTGTTTAACTTTTCTTTTTGTTTCGGTGTCATTAGTTATCCTCCTTAATTTGGTTGTTAGATTGTGAGTTCCCGCATTGTGGACAACGTATGGATACACATAAAGAGTGCATCCTTTGCGGTACTACTAAAGGTAGTAGCCTTGTGGTACTCAAAAAGGGCGTACCACTTTATCTACACACATTATGTGTATAATTAAGGTGGCTTTTAACCACCTCGTGTGGTAGAATTAGATAAACAGCATACGTTTGTCTAATTGATTCTTTTTATGCTTTCTTTTGTTATAGATGTCTACCAGTGCGATGGGTAGGCATTCTTTTTTTGTACTAAAAGCAGCTCTGTGTTTATTAACTTCTTGAAGAAACTTATCAAATCCTAGTTCATTCAAACGGTTTGTTAGATGATTAAAATCGATTTGGCGACCATATTTGCTAATAAATTGAGCTAATCCTCGTAAAATGTAAGCTTGGTAAAATCGGGCTTCTGTACCAAATGACTTTCTAATTGTGAATAAAACTACTTCTAAAAATTCTTTTCCATATTTCTTGTGAATGTCTTGTAAAGAAGCATAAGCAACTAAATATCCATCGCTACCACCCTTCTTTTTGTCATAGTCGATTTTCAAACCGACTTCTGTGACTGCTTCATCGATTTCGACTGCATCTGGATTTTTGAATGCAAGAGAAGATTTACCTTTCATATTCGGCGTCTTAGAGGGTCTGTCATTAATGCCGTAGTACATTTCCGCCTCTTCTTCTAACGTAAGTCCTTCATGAATTGTTGCCTCTATCATTGGCATACCTAATTCTTTTAGAGCTTCTACACGGTGTTGACCATCAATAATGTAGAACAATCCGTTCTCTCGTTTGTTAACTACGATTGTGTGTAGTTTTTTTGGGTCGAAATTTCTTACAATCTTCTTTACTTGCGATTCTTTCACTGGCGATTGGTAAGTCATATCAGTTTTTAAGTTGTTTACATACAGTGGTCTGTTATACATTTTTTAAATCTCCTTTTTCTATAATTTTGTTGATTCCTTTAGACATTTTTACTACTTTGATTAAATCTTCCGTGCTTTGTGTTTTTAAAAAATTTAATGTTAAATCTAAATCCGTAATACCTTCGATAAGATTCAATAAGTTATCGGCTAAAGTTACTATCGTAATCGCATTACCTTCTGCTTCCATCAAACGTTTTTCTTCATCAGTTAAAGCATCTGCTCTAGCGTTAATCTCTTCTCGACGATCACGTTTTTTGGGTTTTTGAGTTTCTAAAACTGGTTCGCGTTGATCTTTAACAGGAGAAGTAACAAGATTCGCTGTAGCATTCATATCTTTAACTTCCTTTTTCTTTTCTTTGGCGCGTAATTCATCATGTGCTTTACGAATACTTTTCTTACCTTCATCAATTTCTTTAATAGTTTCATCGTCAGCATTTTCATAAATGTATTTAGCTCTTGCATAAGTACGTCCACTCCCAAATCCTGAAGCTTCGCCAACTATATCTCGCGTATTTCCCTTTTTTACATGTGGACCACGGTCCATATGTTGTTTTTTAACAGCTTTTCTTTCTCTCGCTTTTTTAGCTTCGATACGTTCTAGCTGTTGAGCATAATCCATGCGTTCTGAATAAGTGAATCCTTTACGTTCCTCATTCTCGCTAATCTCTAATTTGAGCTTGTGTTCAGCATCTTCAACTGACAGGACGCGTACTTCAATTTGCTTGTAATCCAATTTCTTCATTGCTCTTAATCGACGCTCACCAGCGATTAATTCATAATCTGGTGTTACTACCGGAGGGTTAATCAATCCTCTATCTTCAATATCATCTGCTAATGATTGAATATCGCCGTAGTCAGTTCGAATGCGTTTACCGACTTTCACTTTGTTAATATCTAGTAGCATTTATTGCACCTCCTATTAAGTTTTTACTTTCTTTCGTTCTTTTTCGGGAACGTCTGATGTAAAAAAAATATCCAAGTTGTTTGTTTCAAACCCTAATATCTTAGCCATTTTAATGAACTCATTAGCACCTATTTCTACTAGTCCGTTTTCTCGTTTGGCATATGGAGTTCTCGTTTTCCAACCCATCAAATGAGCCATTTCGTCTTGAGTTATACCACAAGCGATTCTTTCAGCTCTCAATCTTTTTAAATCGAGTACCATGTTGTCACCTCCTTGTTCTCGTTTGAGAACTGTATATAACTTAACATGTGTCGTTCTCATTCGTCAACACTTTTTACTCAAAAAAATTCATAAAGTTTTTTTTACTTATATATTGTATTCATTTGGGAACGGTGCTATAATCTAATTGTTCACATAAAGGAACAAATATTTTATTCAGGAGATACTTAAAATGAGAAACAATGATGAAATAATCACAATAATCAAAACATCTATGAAAGAACAGAATTTATCACTTAGTGAATTGGCTCGTCGTGTAGGAGTTGCGAAATCTGCTGTGTCACGTTATTTAAATTTAACGAGAGAATTCCCATTAAATCGAGCAGAAGATTTCGCAAAAGCGCTTAGTATCAGCACAGAATATTTACTTGGTTTTGAAAAAAGTGAACAAAAACATGAACAACCACAGCACCGTGCAGCTCATTTAGAAGGAGAACTAACAGATGATGAGTGGCAACGTGTGTTAGATTATGCAGATTATATCAGAAGCAGACGTAAATAAAGGGTGTTTCAGATGGGATTATACGAAGAAACTTTAATACAACACGACTATATAGAAGTAAGAGAGGCTAATGTACTTCCTGATAATTTAGATGGGGTCTGGCTAGGCGATTTAATATTAATTAAACGTAACCTACCAGAAAGGAAGAAAGTCGAAGTCCTCTTTGAAGAACTAGCACACCACAAACTTACATACGGTAACATCTTAGATCAGTCACAGTTCAATAATAGAAAATTTGAAAATTATGCAAGACGCTATTCATACGAAACATCTATGCCCCTATCAGGTATAGTCGAGGCGTTTAAGCAAGGTGTACACAATCTGTACGAGCTTGCTAATTTTTTTGAGATTTCAGAAGGTCACGTACTAGATTGTATTGAGCATTATAAACGTAAATTTGGTTTAAATACTCTTGTTGGTAATCATCTAATCGAATTCGAACCACTAAGAGTTTTTGAATATAAAACAATTAAATAAAGGGGATTAAAATTATGAAAAAGATTTTATTTGTATTATTCGCAAGTTTATTAGTATTAGGCGCGTGTGGTAATGATGAATCATCTAATGACAATTCTGATACTAAATCAGAAAATAAAACCGAAAAGAAATCAGAAGATAAAAAAGACAATAAATCCAAAGAGGATAAAAAGTCTAAAGAAGAAAAGAAATCTCAAGAAAATGAAGATAACAAGTCTACACAAGAAAATAACTCTACTGAAGAACAAGACACACAAGAAAATGCAACAAATGAACAAGTTCAATCACAGCAATCTAACACACAACGTTCAGATTGGGAAATAAATCGTGCAAATCAATTAAAAAATGATCCAAATTCTAATTATAGTAATGAATGGACTGAAGAACAACAAGCGCATGCAGAATATGAAACTAAGAAATCTGGACATTCTGGAATGGCAGATGATGTAACAGTTCCTGATAATAGCCATCAATCTTCAAATACTAATTACGATCCAAATAATCCATATATGAACTTACCTGACCAAGAATGGCGCAATAATGCTGGAGGTTTATCTTCTGGTGAAATTCAAACAAGAAACGAAATATTAAATGGCACTTATGAAGGGGAAGATGCTCAACAAAAACTTGATGCAATAAACTATTACGAAGAAAAATATTCAAATTAAATAATTTTTAGGGTAGCACGTCTACCCTTCTTTATTACACCCATTATGACTATTACATTTGAGCCGTTGAGGGTTTTTGAGGTTAGGAAGATTAATTAAATCAATTTCGGAAAGCAAAAACCGCCACCTGATAAAATATAAAAATCAGACGGCGGAAAAATATTGAAAAAGGTATAAGGTTCTCGCAGAAGTGTTTTCAACTTCTAAACTTATTATAACAAATTCTATTATGTTAAGGAAATTATAAAAAAACACCGCCCCTTACTAAAAAGGAACGGTGCGCCATTACGAAGACAGTTACTTTTAATTCATCTCAAATGAGAAGAACTGTTTATATTCTAGCAATTTTATTTTTATATTACAAGGATTGGAGGTTGAGGGAATAAAATACGCCTACTTATGTAGACGTTTCAGGGAGGTGAGGTTTTGACTAGAAACGAATCAAATAATAGCGAGATCAGGAACGATGAATCAGGAAGCATATCTAAGCTTACACCTGAACAATTTCAAAAAATAATAGAAGAATCTAAGAAGAAGTAGTGTAAATCTCTTTATCAATGTATAGATATTCTAATTTGACTTGGTTTTCAAAATCTAAATATGAATCCTTGTATTCAGAGAGTTTTTTGAAGTTTTCGTAATTATCGTTAAATCGAGTATCAAGTAATATATTTCGATTGCTCTTTCTTGAATAGTTATCAAGAAAACCTCTTTCGATTATATTGTCTTCGAAATCTTTTACAGTAATAAACATCCTATATTTACTATCTTCGTATTTTAATAAATGTATAGGTAAAGTTTCGGTTCTGTTTAAACCAATATTTTCGCGATTGTGATTATTAAATATATTGTAAAATTTCACAACATTTGGATACACAAATTCTGTTAAAGCAATAGTTAACAAT